GGTTGGCGTAAAAGCGCAGGTCAGACCCCGGACAGGGGCTGTCCGGGACATGTCCGTCGCCCCTCTCCCACGGCTGTCCGGACAGGGGGTGTGTCTACAGACACCCCCGACCGGGCAGGGCTGTCCGGGTTGGTGGTTGAGAAGAAGAAATTGCCATTGAGTCTTAGGGGCGCTTAGAGTCGCCAGCTATGACGACATCAGCGCCAGACTTCGCGCCCGGATATCCGAGCCTCGGTGAACGCATCGGGCCGGCTTGGCAATCACTCTGGGATTCATTGCCGCCCGACGTCTGGGTCCGCGGTCCAGACGTGGCGAACGTCGAGACCGCGCGTCTCGGGCTCGCCGTCTCGACGATCAAGAATCTGTTGCGCGGCGCGGCGAAAGCTGGGCACCTCGAGGTCGAACTGCGGCTCGAGCCTCAGCGCAGTCGTCCGGACCGCATGGTGCAGTCGGCCTGGTATCGGCGACCGGCGGGATGATCGGCACCTGGGTGGCCGCGCGGGTGCCTCTGGGCTCGGTTTACCCGTGCCGGTGCCATGAGGCCCGGGGGCGGGATTGCGGGAAGGACGAGCCCTGGGGATGCCCGTGCTGGGGCCGGTGGGATCTGGCATCGGTCGGGGAAGGCTGCTGCGCTCGGCGCAACCTGCGGACGATCAACGGGCTGCGGGCGCAGGCCCTTCGACTACTTGACATGTCACTAGGTCGTTCGTAGGGTTCAGGGCATGACCGGAGTTGGGGAGACGACGAGCATGAGCCTTTTGGACATCGAGCTGGACGTGGCCAAGCGCAGCCTGTGGTTGGCCAGAGACCGCATGGACCGCTACCGCCTGGCGTTCGGGGAGGGCCGGGTTGAGCGCGACCTCGTCCGTCGCCTCGACGCCGCGCTGCGTCGGGTCCGGTTTCTGGAGACGCAGGGCGCCGCGGCGCTGCTGGTGGCGTGATGCGCGCGGTGATCTACAACGGCGACTCGCTCGACGTCCTGGCCGGACTGGCCGATGGCCTCGTCGACTCGATCGTCACCGACCCGCCCTACGAGTTGGGCTTCATGGGCCGCACCTGGGACCGGTCCGGCATCGCCTACAACGTCGAGCTCTGGAAGCAGTGCCTGCGTGTACTCAAGCCCGGCGGGCACCTGCTGGCGTTCGGCGGGACGCGGACCTCGCATCGGATGGCCTGCGCCATCGAGGACGCCGGGTTCGAGATCCGCGATTCGATCGCGTGGCTGTACGGCTCCGGCTTCCCGAAGTCGTTGGACGTGTCGAAGGCGATCGACAAGGCGGCCTGTGCTGAGCGTGCAGTGATCGGCGCTAATCCGAATCATCGGCCCATATCCGGCGTCGAATATGAGGGCATCTATCAAGGCGGAAACACTGGTGCATCGTCACTCACCGCCCCCGCGACTGACGACGCGAAGCGCTGGGCCGGGTGGGGCACGGCACTGAAGCCGGCGCACGAGCCGATCGTGGTCGCCCGCAAGCCGCTGGTTGGGACCGTGGCCGCCAACGTCCTGGCGCACGGGACCGGGGCGCTCAACATCGACGCCTGCCGGGTGGCAGGTGACGTGCCGCGCACGGTGCAGGGTCAGAGCGGGAATCAGGGCACGATCTACGGTTCCGATCAGCGCGACCAGCGCATCTTCGAGCCGCATGACGCTGGCCGCTGGCCGGCCAACGTGGTCCTGGACGAGATGGCTGCGGGCGAGCTCGACGAGCAGAGCGAGATTGCCTCGCGGTTCTTTCCAGTGTTCCGCTACCAGGCGAAGGCGCCGACGCGTGAGCGACCGAAGGTCGACGGGGTGGCGCATGCGACCGTGAAGCCGCTGGATCTGATGCGCTGGCTGGTGCGCCTGGTGACGCCGGCCGACGGGATCGTGCTTGAGCCGTTCGCCGGGTCCGGCACGACGGTCGAGGCGTGCGTGGCCGAGGGCATGCGCTGCATCGGCATCGAGCGCGAGGCGACGTACCTGCCGCTCATCGCCGAGCGTATGGCGCGTGCGGGCCTGGTGGCGCTGTGAGCGCTCAGATGTTGTCGCTCCGGCCCTACCAGGCCGAGGGCGTGGACGCCGTGTTCACGGCGCTGGGGCGCGGGATGCGTCGGCCGGCGGTTGTGTGGCCGACGGGGGCCGGCAAGACCGTGGGCTTCGCGCACATCGCCCGTCGCTGGCGGGCGCAGCGCCCGGATACCCGGGTGCTGGTGCTGGCCCACACCACCGAGCTCGTCGACCAGGCCATCGCCAAAATGCGCTCGGTCGCTCCGGGCGAACGGGTCGGCCGTGTCCAGGGCAACACCAACGAGACCCTGGCCCGGATCGTGTGCGCCTCGGTGCAGACTCTGCGCTCGGAGAACCGCCGGCGGATGATCCGCGACGTTGGCCTGATCATCGTGGACGAGTGCCATCACGCCGTGGCCTCGACGTACCTGCAGGTGCTCGAGCATTACGGGGCCATGGGGAGCGTGGCGGCCGACGAGGGGGCAGTGGCCGTCGGGTTCACGGCCACGATGATGCGCGGCGACGACAAGGCGCTCGGCGCGGTCTGGCAGGACATCGTCCACCAGGTCTCGATCAGCGACATGATCGGCATGGGCTTCCTGGTCCGACCGCGCGGGCTGCATGTCGAAGTCGATGATCTGGACCTCTCGCAGGTGCGCACCATGGGCCGCGGCGGCGACTACCGCGAAGGCGACCTCGGGCAGGCCATCGAAGACTCGCTCGCCCCGCAGGCCATCGCGAAGGCGGTAGCCGAGCACGCCCCGGACCGCAAGCTCATCCTGTTCGCGCCGACGGTCTCGTCGGCGTCGGTCATCGCGGACGCCCTGAACGCCTCAGGACGGCCTACGGGGCTCGTGCATGGGGGAATGGCCGCAGGGGAGCGAAAGTCCGTCCTGGACGCGTACAGGGCGCGGGAGACGCCAATCCTGGCCAACTGTCAGCTGGCCACCGAGGGGTTCGACGATCCGGAGACCGACGGGGTGGTCATCGCCCGGCCGACCCGCTCGCCGGTGCTGTACCGCCAGATGGCCGGCCGGGCGCTGCGCCCGTGGCCGGGCAAGACCGACGCGCTGCTGCTCGACGTGGTGGGCGCGACGAAGGCCCATTCGCTGGTGTCCGGGGTCGAACTGTTCGGCGAGACGCCCGACGACACGCCGAAGAAGAAGCCACTCGATGCGGACATTCTGGAAATTGGACTGGAAGATCCAGATGAATTGGCCCCGGGGCAGCAGGACGCCCGGGCGGCGTTGCTGGCGGGTCGCGACGGCAAGCTCATCGCGACCGAGGTTGACCTGTTCGCCGGCTCGTCGATGGCGTGGCTGCGGACCCGGGCCGGCGTGTTCTTCATCGAGGCCGGCGAGCGGTACCTGATGATCGTGCCCGGGGCGCCCAAGCGGGCCGACCAGTGGCTGACCCATTTCTCGGGCGGTGCAGGCGGGCCTGGGCGGTTCGGCTTCGACGTGGTGTCGGTGAGCAAGACCGGACCGGTGGCCATGCGTCAGGTGGTCGGCGGGGTCGAGGATCTGGCGTACGCGATGGCCTGGGCCGAGGGCGACGTGACCGCATCGGAGAAGGCGACGGCGACCAAGGAACGGGCGTGGCGGGCCCGGCCGCCGACGCCGAAGCTGGTAGCCCTGGCCGAGCGTCTACGGGTCTACGTCCCGCCGGGCGCCCGCATGGGCGAGGTCTCCAACATGGTCAGTCTGGTGCTGGCCAGCAAGCGTATCGACCCGTTGCTCGGGTCGTGGACGATGAAAGGGAAATGATCATGTCGAGTCACCGACCAAACCCGCAGAAGCCACCGCCGCCGATGCGCCCGCAGCCCAAGCCGTTGCCGCCGCAGCCCCGCCCGACGCCGCACCCGGTGAAGCCCCGATGATCAGCGAGCGGACGTGGGTGGTGGTCACCGCGTCTGGGATTCTGATGATCCTGGGCGCGGCCGCGGCGATGTGGGGGGCGGTGCTCGGTCATGCCGGCTGAGGACGCAGCGGAGCACCGGCGCAAGGGCGACGAGGCGCTGGCGGAAGCGCACGCGACCATCGATCGCGATGAGGGAAGCACGATGGTTCTGACTGCCGTGGTGCAGGCCCTGGCCGCCCTCGCCCAGGCGCACTACGCAGCGGCCAGCGTTCCGGACCGTCGCGGCTCCGGCGAGTTGCGCACGAACATGCCGTACACGCTTCCGGGCGTCGAGGGCCGATGGGAGATCCGCGGCATGACGACGGAGAACTTCGGCGCCACGGGGAATGTCGAGCTGCGGTTGTACCGGGTCGAGGGCTCGTGAGCATTCAGGGAGTCGAGGTGCTGAACTTCTGGGTGTCCGGCCCGCCGAAGACCAAGGGGTCGCTGGACGTGGTCAACTCTGGCCGTGCCGGCGGCCGCCCGGTCCTGCAGGACTCGCCGGCGTCGAAGCGCTGGCGCAAGCTGGTGGCGTACTGCGCCGAGCAGGAGATGCGCGGCGTGACGCAGGCGTGGCCACTGGATGGGCCGGTGGCGGTCGACCTGGAGTTCGTGCTGTCCGGGGATCCGGTCGCGGTCCGGTCTGGGGACCTGGACAAGCTCTATCGCAACGTGCTGGACGCGCTGACCGACGCCGGGGTGTACGAGGACGACGTGCAGGTGGTGCGCCTGTCCGGCTCGAAGGTGGGCGACGGCGACCCCGGCGTCCGAGTCAGGGTAGTGATCTGAGGTGAGCCTCACTGTGGTGCCGGTGACGTTCAGGCAGGCATGCGCGTTCGTGACCGAGTTGCATCGACATAACAAGGCGCCCCGAGGTCACAAATTCTCGGTCGGATTGTCGAACGGGGAGCGCCTTGTCGGGGTGGCCATGGCGGGGCGGCCGGTGGCTCGAGTGCTGGATGATGGACTGACGGTGGAGATCAACAGAACGTGCACCGATGGCACGCCAAACGCCAATTCGATGCTCTACGGGGCGGCGTGGCGCGCAGCCAAGGCGATGGGTTACCGCAGGGGCGTGACTTACACGCAGGCCGAGGAGTCTGGCGCATCTCTACGCGCGGCTGGCTGGAAATGCGTTGCCGATCTCGCGCCGCGAGGGTCCTGGAAAGAGTCCAGCGTGGCGCTGGCCGAGCTGCGCGATGATGTGGGGAACGGCGGCGTTGCTCGCTGTCGCTGGGAGATTCTGGCATGACGTTGCGTCCTGAGCAGTGGCTGGCGGAGTTCGCCCGCCGCGACGACGCCTGGCGGGCGGAGCGCGGCGAGTATCACCGCGTGGTCGGCGAGAAGATCCGCGCTGACCTTCATCCGCCGGCCAAGGTGGCGCCGGCCCCGATCGTGTTGGAGCCAGGACATGAGATTGATTCGAGTGCTAGCGACGCTGGAGTACCCAGCGCGGTTCGGCGCGTCGAATCCGTGGCGCTTTCATCGGGGTGGAGTACGCGCGTGGTCGCGTCGCTGGCGGCAATACCGCGTACAGGACTCCTCGCGGTCGTGACGGTGCGCTGCGCTCGGCATGACGAGCGGCTGTGGGCGGCGTGGTGGAACGGGTCGTTTGATACCGGCCAGTACCTGCGGGCCGGCGGCCAGGTCGAGAGGCTGGGCGCTGAGCGGATGTCGCTGGCACCGCTGGCGGTGACGCAGGTCGAGGCCATGACGGTCGGCCAGATCAAGACGCTGGCTGCCGAGCGCGGCATCAAGATCCCCTCAAAGTACGCGAAGCCTGCGGTGATCGAGTACGTCAAGATGCAGGGCCTGGTGGCGTCCATGCCGCCGCCGCGTGTGCGTGGTGTCCTGGACGCCATCGAGGGCCTACACTTGGCGCGTCACTTGGTCACGGCGCTTTGATGATCGGGATGTAATGCCCGACTTGATGGGGATTGGGGGCATAGTGAGTTCTCAGGCCCTGCGTCCGACGCCCATCCCGAAGGTGCGCGGCCCGCTGTTCTGCGGTGCCGCCCTCTCGTCTGGACGGGAGGGCACCTGTCGTCAGCCGTCGGGAAAGCGCACGTCGCACCCCGGCTGGGGGCGGTGCTGGAAGCACGGCGGGGCGACGGAATCGCACATCGAGGCCGCGGCCATGGCCCAGGCCCAGGCCACCGCGCAACTGTTCGGCGTGCCGCGCGAGGTCGACCCCATCACCGGCATGCTCGAGGCCTACCACCAGACCATGGGCATCCTGGACGCCGTCGAGGCCATGTGCATGCAGCTGCTGCCGGCCGAGGTGGTCTGGGGCGTCGTCAAGGAGAAGCGCGTCGGTGAAGGTGAGGGAGGTGGCGACGATGCGGAAGGGCTGACGCCAGTCGAGCGCGAGTACGCGCCCGGCGTGCATATCTGGGTGAAGCTGCTCGAGGCCTGGCACGACCGCGCGTTCACCGAGGCCGAGCGCATCCTGAAGCTGGACCTGGACTCGCGTCGCGTCGAGCTGTCCCAGGGCCACGTGGCCGCCATGGTCACCGTCCTGCTCTCGCCGGACCTGGCCCTGTCCGACGATCAGCGGCGGGCGGCGGCGCGCATCCTGCGCGGCATGGATCAGCAGCGGACGATTGAGAGTGCGTGACCGGTCACGTGTTGACTCTCTTTGATCGGTGCCTCATCTTCAACTCATGGCTGACTCAGCGCTGAACTACCTTCGCCAACGGATCAGGGAAAACGACAGCCTCCCCGAGGGGGCGCGCTGCCGCGAACTCCGGGAAGCTTGCGGCCTGACGGTGGCCGATATGGCCACGGCCATGGATGTGACCGGTGCGGCAATCCGCCAGTGGGAGCGCGGAGAGCGCACGCCACGTGGCGCCCTGCGCGCTCAATGGATCGAGGTCATGCGCGGCCTGGAGCGTGAGATCTCTGCGCGTTCCGAATGACCGCAGGCGTCCTGGCGCAGGTGGCCGACGTCATCGACCCTGATGCCGTCGTCGAGCGCCCCGAGTTGGCCACCCCGACCACCCTGGCCGCCCATCTCGACCCGCGCTATCAGGTCCGGGCCCACCTCACTCTGATCGGCGAAGAGCTCGTCAAGCTTGAGGCCGGCGACGAGTTCGACCGGCTGCTGCTCAACACTCCGCCGCGCGTGGGGAAGACGAAGACCGCGGTTGAGTGGTTCTGTTTCTGGTGGCTGATCAAGCACCCGACCAGGCGCATCATCATCGGGTCCTACGGCGACCAGCTGGCCCGCCGCGCCGGCAAGCACATCCGTGACCTGATCGAACGCCACGGCGCGCTGTACGGCCTGACCCTGCAGCGCGGCTCGGCCGCAGCCAACGACTGGGAGACCAGCGCCGGCGGCGGCGTCCGCTCGGTCGGTGTCGGGTCGGGCATCACCGGCCACGATGGCGACCTCATCATCATCGACGACCCGACCAAGTCCCGCGCCGAGGCTGAATCCGTGGCTAGGCGTGACGGCATCTGGGACTGGTACTCGGCCGACATCGGGTCCCGCGTCATGCCGGACACTCGACTGTTGCTCGTGCAGACGCCCTGGCACCCGGACGACCTGCGCGCCCGGGTCGTACGCCAGGAAGGCCGGGTCGAAGACGGCGGGAAGTGGCATGTCGTCGTCATGGCCGCCCTGGCCGAAGACCCTGACGACCCGCTGGGCCGCGGCTTCGGCGAGCCTCTCCCGCATCCCCGCATCGCCGAGGGGGACACGAACCGGCTGGTCAAGTACTGGGAGCGGATGCGCTCGTCGCGGGGCGTGCGCGACTGGCGGGCCCTGTACCAGTGCGACCCGAAGGCGCCGCTGGGCCAGTTGGCCACGGCAGAGTTGCTGCGGGAGCGGCGGTGCTTCGAGTCGCGGTCATGCGGGGCGCCAGGGCGGACCGGGGTGGCCGTCGACCCGAGCGGCGGCGGGCGCGACGTGGCCGGCATCATCGGCGGGCACCTGGACGACGGGCAGCGCTGCGTGTTCACGCACGACCGGTCCGGGGTGATGGGCTCGGCGGAATGGGGCCGGGCCGCGTGTCAGTTGGCCGCCGAGATCGGGGCCGACTTCTTCGTCTTCGAACAGAACTACGGCGGGGACATGGCGGCGGTGGTGATCCGCACCGCCTGGGATGCCCTGCGCCGAGAGGATCCGGAGAAGTATTCCATGTTCGTGCCGATGATCAAGGCGGTCAGCGCGCGGAAGTCGAAGCTGCTGCGCGCCGAGCCGATCGGCCAGCAGTGGAAGGAAGACCGCTGTCGTACCGGGGCCTACCTGCCCGACCTCGAATCTGAGTGGACGACCTGGGCGCCGGGCGGGGATTCACCGGGGCGCATCGACGCTTCGGTCTACCTGGCGTACGAGTTGCTGCCGCTGCCCAGCGCGGGCACGTCGTCGACCACGGGGGCCATGGATCTGGCCTCGGCCGACCTGCTGTCGGGTCGGGGCATGTGGGGCCGCTAGAGACGCCCGCCCGGGCTGCCGTCAACGACCACCAGCGTTGCGGTCAGCGCGAGAAGCGCCAGGATCAGGGCGAGAACCACCGCCCGCTTGCCCGGTGTCGGCACCCACGATTTGATGCAGCCGATCAGCACTGCGGTGATGAGCATGGTCGGTAGAGCCCAGATCGTCATGACGTCAGCGTACTTGACGTGTCACTAGGTTACTGAGTACGGTCGTCGGCATGAAGACGTTGCGCCAATGCCTCGCCGAGCGCCTCGACGCCGACGACGCCGTGGCTCATGCCACCGACGACGGCTGGGGCTCCGAGATCGTCGGCTCGCCGACCGAGGTCGTCGACACCGCCGTGCACGCCGTTCAGGCCTGGCTGAGTCAGTTCGGCTACGACCCGACGGTGCGCATGCTGCACGGCGAGGCGATGAAGTGAGTACCGCGCCACCTCGGCAACCAACTCCGACGACGTACGCCGAGCTTGTCGCCGCCCATGACTGCGAGTACGCCGCGCCGGAGAAACAGATATTCCTCACAGTCATGGAGGACGGACAGATAGCTTTGATCATCGCCCACCCCCACCCAGACGGCGGGCAGCGGTTGGCGATCCTGGAACACCTGACCATACGGCGCGAGGACTTCAACGAGTGGCTCCACACGACGCGCGAGTGGTGGAACGCCGAAAAGCGTCACCCCGCGGTAAAGGTAGTGAAATAGATGGTCGAGGAGTCGGAGCGCGAGAAGATCCTGCGCGAAGAGCGCGAACGCAATCGGCGCGAAGCGGACAAAGTCGAGCAGGAGAAGAAGGGCGGGCCGCGTGATGACCAGCGTTGAGGCGTCATGGCTGCCGCCCGAGCTCACCATCACCCAGCCCTACTCGATGGGTCCGCTGACCCGCTGGGATCCGCGCTCGACCCTGCCGGCCATGGGTACGGTGCGCCTGTTCGACGCGCCTGAGTTGGCCATTCTGGGCTGCTTCATCGCGCCGGGGCGCGTCCAGGCCGCGGCCCGGGCGCAGGGTGAGCGCGGCATCATGATGATCCGGGCCAAGGGTCTGGTCGAGGCGCTGGGCCTCGTCAACTCTGCGCTGGCCGAGGTCGACGTCACCCCGATCCAGTCGGCGGCCGCCGCGGTGCTCGGCGGCCAGGCATTCGTGGACGCGCTGCACGCGCTCGAAGACGGGGACGACTGATGACGACGGATGATGCTCCGGCGCGGTGGCCGACCGACGCCCGCTGGCCGAGACGCCGAAACGCGCTGATCGGGTTCTCCGTCGTCACGCTTGTGTGGCTGAACCTCGAGATGTGGACGTCGATACCCAAGGATCTCCTGGCCATCCTCCTGCGGCCGGTACAGACCATCGCGCTCGGCCTGTTCCTCTACGAGATCGGCCGGCTCCACCAGGCGAAGGCGGCCCGCCGTGACCGCTGATCGCGTCTGGACGCTGATTGCCCTGGTCGTCATCATCGCGCGCCTCACGCGCCTGCTCGTCGTGGACGAGTGGCCGCCGGCACGCGGCACGCGGCACTGGTTCGTGCGCACCTTCGCCACCGTCGACCGGCGCGGCGACGTGGTCCGCGACGTCGCGCGCTGGGGGCGGCTGGCCAGCGCGGCCCACGCGGTCGCCTACATCTGGACCTGTCCGTGGTGCATGTCGGTCTGGGTCGGCGGGGCGGTGTGGGGCGCGGCGACGCTCTGTCCGTGGCTGGTCTGGCCGGCCGCCGTGATCGCGTTGGGCTCGATGGTGGCCGGCTGGGACGGCAACGCGCAGGGCGAGCACGACAAGCGCTACGAGATCATGGAGCGTAAATTGCTTGGCCATGACGTTGACACCGGCACCCGTTAGGATCTATCCGTGGATCAATACCTGACCGCCGAAGGCCCGGAGAACGATCCGGCCATCGCGCTCGACATGGCCGTCAAGCTCATGGCCCCGTGCTTCTGTGACCGCGCCGGCTGCACCCATGGCGGCCTCGTCGAGGCGGCGCGCCAGGTCACCGCCGTGGCTGACGTCTTCGTAGCGTGGCTTCGGCGGCCAGTTCGGATCACGTTCGGCCCCGCGGTTGTGACGGAGCAGGACACTGGAGAGATCGTTTCTACCGCAGGAGGAAGCATGGCAACCATCGACACCAGCCAGGTCGTGACCTGGACCGTCGACCCCGAGGACGACCGCGGGTTCGACGTCACCACGCCGCTCGAGGTCACCAACTCGGACGACAGCGTGGCCACAGTCGTCTACACGCCACCGGCCGACGGCGAGCTGGGCACCATCGCGGCCACGGCCGTCGCGCCGGGCTCGACGCTGATTACGGTCACCGCGACCGGCACCGACCCGCTCATCACGGGCAGCCTGAACGTCGACGTTATCCCCGGCGGGGTGGCCGTCCTGAACTTCGGCGAGCCCGAGATCACCGAACAGGTAGTCGTCACCCCGTAGGTCTGATCAACCTGCGGAACCGGAGCCCAGCCGCTCCGGTCATGCGGCCCCCGTCGCGCGCTCTACTCCCCGTATGAGAGCGCCCGGGGGCCGCTCCATGTCCGGCCTGCCTGCGCGGCGATGTACGCCCCCGTGATCTCCGTCTACGATGGGGCAACGGCGAGCCACGGGGGTGATCATGCCGCAGAGCCTGCGCCTGCCGGCCCTGATCCAGCGTCCGGCCGCCCCGACCCAGGTGGCGCCGGACTCCGCGCTGGTCGCCGCCGCCCAGGCGTACACGCCCGGTGAGTGGCGCAACGCGCAGATCTTCGGCGGCAACAACCCGTGGGAGTCTGAGGCCTGGGGCTTCTGGGACACCCTCGGCGAGTTCTATCAGGCCGTCGACTGGCAGTCCCGCGCCATGTCCCGCATCCGCCTCGGTGCTGCCGAGGTCGTGCCCGGCGGGGATGAGCCGGAGATGCTGACCGAAGGCCCGGCCGCCGACCTCATGCAGTCGTTCTGTGGCGGGGCGCCCGGCCATTCGGCCTTCCTGCGTGCCATCACTCCGCAGCTGCTCGTGCCCGGCCAGGGCTGGCTGATCGCCGAGCGCGACGATCCGTTCGCGCCGCTGGCCGCCGCCGAGTGGGGCGTCTACTCGATGGACTGCGTCCAGGGCCTGGGTGGCACGTTCCAGGTGCGGGTCGGCCCGGGCGCGTGGCGCTACCTGGCCCCCGACAACCTGCCCATGCGCATCTACAACCCGCACCCGCGCTGGCCCTGGCTGGCGACCAGCTCGGCCCAGGCCGCCCTGCCGATCATGCGCCGGATCCAGCTCATCGACTCGCGCATCGTGGCGATGATGGTGTCCCGGCTGGCGATGAACGGAATCATGTTGATTCCGCAAGAAGGCACCATCGGGGTGCCTGACCAGTACAAGGACGCCCCGGACCCCTTCGTGGCCATGCTCATCGAGATCGCCTCGCGCAACATCGCCAACCCCGGCCAGGCCAGCGCCGGCATCCCGATCCCGATCAAGTTCACCGGCGACCTGATCGAAAAGTGGAAGATCCTGAAGGCCGACGACCCGCTCGATGAGTGGCTGCTGAAAGAGCGCACCGACGAGTTGGGCCGGCTCGGCGACTCACTGGGCATCGCACGGGAGCGCGTCTCGGGCGGCATGGGCCAGCAGAATCACTGGAACCTCTGGGGCATCAACGAGGAAGAGATCAACCTTTCGTTCAGCCCCATCGCCGAGACGGTGTGCGGCGCGGTCACGAAGGCCTACCTGAAGCCGATGCTGGTCGCCTCGGGCCAGAGCCTCGTCGGCCCGCAGGGCGGAAAGATCATCGTCTGGTACGACACCAGCGAGCTCGCCGCGCGGCCCGACAACTCGGCCAACGTGCGCCAGGGCTACGTGGACGGCGTCGTCAATGAGGCCGCCTACCTGCGCGAGATCGGCCTGGGCGAGGCCGACGCGCTCACAGACACCGCCGAGATCGAGACCTGGGCCTACAAGCGGTTCATTGCCGGCGGCTCGGACGCGCTCGCCCCGGCCGGGCTGGCCGGCCTCACTGGCGGCTCGCCGCAGCCTGTCGCCCCACAGTCTCCGGCCGCAGGGGTCGCGGCACCGCCGGCTGCATCCGGCGCACCGGCGGTTGGGTCTCCGGCCCGGCCGTCAGAACCCGCGACCCCCGCGGCCGGCCCGCCCCGCACCAACGGCCAGGCCGCGGTCGCACCGGCCTTGACGGCGACCGCCGGATCCGCGCCCGACGTCAACGGCACGCTGCGGCGGGTCCTGGTCGAGGCCGGCGCGCTGACGCCCGAGCGGCCGCGGCGCTACAACGGCCACCACGTCAAGCGGTAGGCCGCCGTGCAGCGCATCCACGGCCTGACCGATGACCAGGTGCGTGCGTTCGAAGCGCGCATCGAGCAGCAGATGGTCGACTCGCTGCAGTACGTGATGGACACCATTGCCCGTCGCATCGAGCGCAACGCCATGCCGCAGGTGGCCGCCGCCATGGCGCTGACCGCTGCGGTGACCACCGGTCCGGACGGCGACGACGACCCGCCGCCCCAGTCCGCCGAGCTTGAGATCCCACCGCCCGAGCCTGAGCCGAACGACATTCCGGCCACTCCCGACCTGCCACCGGGTCAGCCGTACGTGTCGCCGGACGACCTGGCCTCGATCGCACCGCTCTGGCAGGAGCAGGTCACGCAGCAGTTGGTGCCGATCGCGGCCGAGGTGCTGCAGACGGCCGGCCAGGCGGTGCTGGCCCAGTTGGTCGACAAGTCCGGCGTGGCCGCGCTCCCCAAGCTCGGCAATCTGGCCGCCGAGACGTATCTGCGCCAGCAGGCCAACACCTTCGATCAGGTGGGCGACCATCTCTGGCACACTGCCCGGGCGCAGCTGGCGCAGGGCTTCGAAGCCGGCGAGTCCATTCCGCAGTTGGCCGCGCGCCTGCGCCAGTCGGCCGGCCTGACCGCGCGGACCGGCGTGCTGGTGGCGCGCACGTCGGTGATCGAGTCGTCGAATTTCGGGTCGCTGGCGACGGCGCGGGCCTCGGGCCTGGCCATGCAGAAAGAGTGGATCGCCACTCCGGACATTCGCACACGTCCTACGCATCTGGCCGCAGATGGCCAGAGAGTAGACATTAACGCCAAGTTCACTGTCGGCGGTCACGCCGCCGACTTCCCTGCCGACCCTGACCTGCCACCGTCCGAGCGCTACTCATGTCGGTGCACAACGGGCTACATCATGCCCGAACGCCCGAAGCGCCTACCGGACGCGACGCCCGAGCCCGACCTGGCACAGCTGCCCGGCACGAGCGGGGTGGCCACCGAGATCGAGCCACTGGACCTGACGCCGGCGGTCGACGAGGCGTTGACGCTGCCGAAGGCCTCGGGCACTGGCGTCGACCAGCCTGCCTATGGCGACCACGCGCCCAGCTATGTCCGTCCGTCTCTGCGCGACGCGAAGACGCCGCGGGCGCTGCGGCGGGCGTGGCAGGACGAGGTGCAGGCCATCACCGGCTATCCGTTCCTGGTCGACGCCATGCCGCGCGGCATCTCGCTGGCCACGGCGCGCGAGTACGCCGAGGGCACGCTGCAGATGTTCACCCAGTTCCCGGCCGCCAAGATGGACCGGATCCACTGGTTCGACGAGGCCGACGGGCCCTATGCCCGGGTCCGCAGCGGCGGCCACGCCATCGAGTTCAATATGCGCTACGCCAGCGAGGCCGGCCGGCCCAAGCTGCTGGCTGGCCGGCGCAAGGATGTCACCGGCTGGGAGTCGGGCACGACGGGCTGGTCGGTGCGCAACGACGTACCGACACAGGGCGTCGTCTACCACGAGTTCGCGCACGTCATCGACGAGGAGAACCTGCGCCGGGCCATCCATCCCATGCTCAAACCGCTGATGATCCGTCACGCCACCGCCGAGGGCGTCACCGATATCGACGACCTGATCAAGCGCCGGATCTCGTCCTACGCGACGAGCGACTCGCACGAGATGATCGCCGAGGCCGTCACCGACGTGATGGTCAACGGCCAGGCCGCCAGCGCCATGTCGCGCGAGATCTACGACCTGATGGTCGCCGAGTACCGCCGGCGCGGCTTCGCGATCCGCAGCGCCGAGCCGCTCGACGACCTGGCCGCTGAGGCTGAGCGCGAGGGTCTCGTCTTCCCGAAGGCCGCCGCGCCGAAGACCCTGGCCTCGCAGACGGTCGCGCAGTTGCGCACGCTGGCCAAAGAGCGCGGCATCACAGTGCCGCCCGGCACGCGCAAGGCCGACCTGGTCCGCATGCTCGACGAAGCGCCGCCGACGGTCGCTCCGGTCGATCTGGCCGCTCAGGCGGTCGCGCGTCAGGCCGCCATCGACGCCGCTCGCAAGACCGCCCAGTTCGCGACCCGCATCGACGAGATCATCGCCAACGCGGCCACCCCGAAGGCGCTGACGCACACCATCGACACCCTGGGGCGACAGGCGGGCCTGTCCGACGCCGAACTGGGCGCACTGCGGGCGCTGGTCGACGACCGCCCGGCACTGCTGGCCGCGGTGCGGGCCCGGGCGTCCGGACAGGGCGTCGAGGTGCTGGGCTCGACCAACGACGTCGTGCGCTTCGACCGGCGCATCCACCAGGGCATCGACGGCGACCTGCGCCAGGGCCAGACCGTGCAGGTGGTCCGCCCGGCCAGCCAGGTCCGCATCGGCGACGAGCTCGTGCCGCTGGACAAGGCGACGGTCGAGGCCACCGACCTGCCGCTCAGCCAGGCCACGCCGACCCCCGCTGGCCCCGTCCGCGAACTCGCTCCGCCACCCCCGCTGTCCCGCGCCCCGGCCGCCGTCCAGGCCCGCCAGGCGCAGCTGCGCGAAGACGCCGCCCGGCCGGTCCTGGCCGACAAGTCGCGACGCCAGTCCGGGGCGAATGCGATCACCACGCAGGTCGAGCACAAAGGCGGGCCGCCGACCATCACGAAGGACTTCTCGCGCCTCGGCGAGGGCCCGTCCGCCAGCAAGCGCCGCGCCGACGCTGAGGAGTTGGGCGCGCTGACCAGCGAGGCCGTCGGCATCCGAGCGCCTGCCGTCATCCGCACCGGGCCGCGCTCGGTCGAGATGGAACACATTGACGGACAGCTCGGAGACGAGATCACTCGCGTCGGTCAGCCGATCGAAGCCACCGGAATTACCGAGACCGACGAAGGGCGGCTGCTCGGACTGGCCGACATCCTCATGGGGAACAGTGATCGCAACGGTGGGAACTGGATGCGATTGGCAGACGGACATCTCGTCGCGATCGACCATGAGGATGCGTTCTACGGCGGGAAGCTCATCGGCGCCGACGACCCGTTCGGCGCCGCACTGGTCGGGCGCAAGGGGCTTGATAACGCGAAGTGGCCGAAGGTCATCGACATCAACCCGGCGGACCTGGTCGTCATCCGCGCCCGACTGGAAGGCCTGCGGCCCGAGTTTGAGCGGCTCGGTCGGGCGACGTGGCACCGGCAGGTCATGGCCCGGCTGGCCGAGGTCGAGAAGCGCGCCGACCCGAACGCCGTCATCCGTCTGGCCGAGGCCCGCCCCGATCTGGCCACGACAAAGGCCGCCGCGAGGGCTGCGGCACGGGAGCGGGCGGCGGCGATCGGGGCGCAACGCGGCACGGCGGCGCTGCTGGCGCGGGTCGATGAGCTCGTGGCCAGCAAGGCGTCAAAGGCCGTCATCCGCCAGGAACTCGACCCGGCCCTGCGCGCGCCCGAGCAGCTGTACGCCGGCGCGGACGATGCGGTCGCCGAGGCGCTGGCCGCCGCCCTGGACTCCGGCGACCTGGCCAAGTTGCGCAGCGCCATCACCCGATCCTCGACCCGGGCGAAGATCAAGCCCATCGGAAAGGCCGGGGCCAAAGCCAAGTTCGACCCGGCCACTATGGAAGGGGTCGGCGGCGTCGACATCCCGGACGGTGCCGACGTCGTCGTGGTGCGTCGGGGCGCGACGCTGCAGGGCGTCGAGACGCCAGAGAAGGCCGTCGTGCGTCTGGACGTCAAGCCGGTCAAGGCCGCCCCGACGAAGCCCTTCAGCGTGCCGACCGTCGAGCAGATGGCCGACACGGCTGGCGTTTCTCGCGCGGACGTCGCCGAGATCCGGCGTCTGACCCGCACGCTTGACCGGCCGCCCCGGATCGTACTGAACGACGATTTCGATGACCGGTTCGCTCAGACTCACGCCGACTCCCAGGTGGTCAAAGAGTTCGCGCAACGCCACCAGGCTATCTACAACCGGATCGTCCAGGAGCAGTCGATCACTCGGCATTGGTCCGAGGTCATCGCGCCGTCTTTTGCGCGCGGCGGTCGGTCGCTGGCGGAAGTGCGCTCCGAGGCTGTTGACCGGCTGCGTGCGGCAATCGATGGCCAGCCGGTGATTATCCGTCGCGCCACGGAGTCGCGACTACGGCAGGCGCTGGACGACGGCCGGCTCAAAACTCAGTTCGAAACGGGCACATCATCGGGCGTGCTCGACCCGGAGATGCGCGCCAACTTCGAGGCTATGGACTTCGATTACCCGGTGGACCTACCCGGGGCGCGCCGGCCGGTCTACGGGTATGTCAGCCCCAATGGCGTGCGGCCGGCCATTGAGGACGTCAGTCTCACCTCGTCCTATGGCGACATTCAACTCGTACTGCGTGATTCGACGCGTCCGCGGATCACGGTCACGGCTGCCGACTCACTCGACCATCGCCGCCATGTTCGACCATCGCCGATAGATAAGATCGACTGGCGCTCCACGCTCGGGCATGACGTCGACTACGCGTCCGAGGACTATCTGGACGAGCACTACGTTGAGGCTCAGATCCACGGCGGCGTGACCTGGGATGACGTCGCCGAGGTCGTTTTCGCGCGGAAGCCCGAGGCCTCGACCGTCGCAGCGCTGAAGCTTCGTGGCGTCGCATGGCGAGTGCTGACGAAGTAGCATCGAATGCGTGATGGAGGTGGCAGGCCAGGACGGGGATGCTTACCTGGTCGTAGATGGCCCGGTCGGCGCGATCGTCAGTCGCGACCTGCCTGAGCCGCTCATACTGCCAGTGGCCTCGATCCTGGCTCATCGCGAGTTTGACCCGTACGACGGTCCGCTACCGCGTGGCCTGACGGTCGGCCTCGCCACCCAAATGGCCCAGGCGCGGGAGCGATTCGAAGCCGGGGACCCCGTCAGCGCGACCAAGTGACGTATCATGCGCTCATGAGCTTTCCGATCCGGCGCAACACGGACGGCAGCCTGCCGCACGTCGGGCTTGGCGAGCCGAAGTCGATGTACGACGGCGGCACGGGTGACGAGTACGCGACCGCGGCCAAGGCGCTCGAGGACTTCATTGCCGGCTTCAAGCGAGGTATTGCCGGCGCCACAGCGACGGAGCGCGAGCCGATCCGCGTCACCGCCGAGGTCGGCCAGCCGGTCCCCGAGATCGAGGCAGCGCCGTGACCGCCCGAGCGCAGGCCCAGTGCGCACCGTCGTGCGCCCGCTACTTGTCCCCGTTCAGCCCGGAGGGGCTGGCCCAGACCCGCACCGCCCCGTTCTGCGCCGCCTTCCCCGACGGCATTCCCGCTGACATCTGGAAGAACCGTGTCGACCACCGCCAGCCCGTCGAAGGCGACCACGGCCTGCAGTGGACGCCGGTCGACGAGGCGGTCTACCCGTTCCCCGAGTACGCCATGGCACCCGGAGCGACCAAGTGAGCGAGCGATTCTGGGAGGACGACGTGCCCTGGCTGGGCGAACATGCCCCGGATCCAGAACCTCTCGTCGCGGCCGCCGACGTCGACGCCGGGGCGATGGTCGCGCTCGTGCCCTCCGACGCTGACGCGCAGCGCCTGGCCCTGGCCGGCGGCGAGCCCGTCGAGCAGCTGCATCTGACCCTGGTCTACCTCGGTGACGCCGTCGACATCAATGAGGCGCAGCGCGCCGAGCTCATCGACGCCGGCCGCGACATGGTCCTGGGCTGGGACGGGGTGGCCGCCGAGGCGTTCGCTCCGGCCATCTTCAACCCGACTGGGCCTGAGCCGTGCGTCGTGCTCATCTGCTCCGGCGCCGAGCTGGCCGAGTTCTACGAGACGACCATGGCCGACGTCACCGAGATCGTCGACCTGCCCGACGATCTGCATGCACCCTGGATTCCGCACGTGTCATTGGCCTATGTGGCGCCGGGCGCCGACGTGAACGTCCCGATGCAGCATGCGATCAACGCGACCGGGCCCGTGACGTTCGACCGCCTGCGCTTCGCCTTCGCCGGCGAGATCACCGACATTCCCATCGTCACCGCCCCACGAGTCCCGGCGCCCCCGCCGGACGAGGCGACCACGGAGGACGGTGACGTGGCCGTTGTCGAGGCAGCCGCCGAGCCTGAATCCGTGGTCGCCTCGAGCACCCAGATGGCGCCGGACGAGCGCGCGGCCTTCGACGGCTGCTGGCACTGCTACGGGCCGGCCCATGTCGGAGCCTGCCCGCCGGCGCTCTGAGCGGCTATGATCACGCCAATCGGACACGGCGCGCACGGGGTGAGGTGATGTTGTTGGACGACGGCGAAAGCGGCCTCGACCCCAACCCTGGCATGCAAGACCCGCAGGCCATCGAAGACGAGTTCGCCGTCGGCGACACCGCGCTCGAGACTATGGACGCGCCGGTCGACGATTCGGTGGCACTGTTCGACGTGGCCGCTATGCTGCCCGGCACGCCCTGCTGGGGGGTGGCCTGCGTCGAAGGCCTGCCCGACGGTGCCGACCCGCGGCGCATGTGGGCGCCGGGCTCGCTCGTCTTCGCGCCGACCCCGTTCCCGTTCAAGTTCCAGCCGATCGAGGCCGAAGGCCACACCGGCGCGCTCGTCGCTGGCCGGGTCGATGCCATCTGGCGCGACGGCGCGCTCATCCGTTGGGCCGGCGTCATGGATTCCATGGGCATGGCCGGCGCCGAAGCCGAGCGTCTGATCCAGGGCGACTTCATGCGCGGCGTCTCGATCATGGCCGACGACGTCACCGAGGCCGATATCGAGTACGTCATGCCCCCGGCGCCGGATCCGTCCGCGACGCTCGTGGTCGACGGCGATCCGGTCGAAGACGCTGTCGAGCCGGCGGTCGAGGCGATCATGCCGACCATGTGTGTCATGCACCATGGCCGGGTCCGGTCCATCACGATGGTGGCCGAGCCGGCCTGGGTCGAATGCACAGTCAGCCTGGGCGCCTCCCCGTTCCAGCCGCCGATCATCGCCGAGACGTCGCCGCTGGCTGACGTCGAGGCGCTGGCCGCCGAGGCCGAGATCGCGCCGCCGGCCGCCGTGCCGCTGGTCGCCGCGGGCTGGTCGGTCAACATCCCCGAGTTGTGGCCTGAGCGCTGGTTTCAAGAACCGACCGAGGCCGAGATGGCGCTGGTCTCCACCGGCGCCATCCAGATCACGCCAGAGGGTCGGGTCTGGGGCCTGCTCGCGCCGGACCGCGTCGACCACCGTGCCTTCCGCCAGGTCGGCCGCAGCGTCCATGCGCCCCGCGGCATCGACTACTCGGAGTGGCAAAACAAGCCGTGCATTGTGGCCGGTGCTGACGGCGGCGTCTACAAGATCAACGCCGGGACGGTCACGTTCGGCTGCGGCCACGCCTCCCCGGTCGACCCGCGCCGCGCTGACCCGAACTGGGCGGCCGAGCACTACGACAACTCCTGCTCCGTGGCCATGCGTGCCCGGGTCGGCGAGAACCGGTACGGCACCTGGTTCGCCGGCGGCCTGGCCCACGGCCTCACCGCGAGCAGCTTTGAGCAGATCATGGGCTGCGCGCTGTCCGGCGACTGGCAGGGCGGGAAGCTGAAGGCCGCCCTGCTCGTGCCGTGCGAAGGCTTCCCGGTCGCAGTCACCGCCTCGGTCCGGGAGCGCATGGGCACGCTCGTCGCCTCGTCCGTCCCGATCGCGTTCCAGGCGCCCGAGCCGGACCGGTCCATGGACTGGGCGTTTGCCCTGGTCGCCTCGGCCCGCTTCGACGAGATCACCGAGGCCCGCTTCGCCGAGCTCGCCCGCGAAAGGGGGTGAACCGACATGTGTGCATGCGGAAAGACCGCGCCACCGCCCCCGCCGCCCGTCCCGACAACGACCGGCATCGAAGGCGAATCCGGCGCCGCACAGTAAGACCACGCGCCTGATGGCGCAATAGGATCTCTACCGTCTACGATGACGCACAAAGCAACCCCCGGATGCAGCTGGGGATGGCCAGCAATGACTGTCCTGTTCCTGCATCACGGGGGTTTCCCATGCCGAAGACCAACGCCCCGGGCACCGGCGATTCGGGTGCCCCCTTCGCCCTGCCCGCGGACCTTACGACGCTCACCGTCGAAGAGCTGACAGCCCTGCACGAGTCGGCCACGTCCGAAATGGACACGCTGCTCGGCAACCGCAACCCGGCCGACCTGCCCCGCCTGGGCGAACTGCGCGAGGCCCGCAACACTCTCGGCGCCCGCCAGTCCGAGCTCGCCACCGAGCAGGCCGAACTGGACCGCCAGTTCGACGACTTCGCCAACGACCTGGCCGCACCGGCCGAGGTCGAGAGCGACACGGCCACCGAGCCGGCCCTCGAAGGCGAGGTGCTCGACGCGCAGGCCCCAGCGGGTGCCGCGCCGGCCGCGCCGCAGCTCGTGACCGCGTCGGCCCGGCCGACCGGCGGAGCGACCACCGCGTCCCGCGAGACGGGCGGCCTGTCCGGCGCCCGTAACCGTCTGAACCCGAGCCTGTCTGCCGCGCGCCAGTCCGCGCCGGCCGCCGTCACCCAGGCCCCGGCCGCCGAGCTCGCCATGGTCGCCACCGCGGCCAACCCGGCCGGTCAGCTCGCCATGGGCTCGCAGATCTCCCAGTTCCGCCAGCTCACCGACCTCGCTGAGGTGAGCGCGCGGAACCTGACCGACCAGGCCGGCTTCCGCCCGACGCTGCCCAACGACAACGCCTACCGGCACGCGGCCCGGCGCCACGACGCCCCGTACGGCGGCACGATGATCGCCTCGATCCGCAACCAGTTCGACACTGTCCTGTCGGACAAGTCCTCGACCGCCGCGGTCGAGGAGTACATGGCCAAGCTCGAGCGCAGCCGCTCGGCCTCGGCCTTCGAGACGATCGTCGCGGCCGGCGGCTGGTGTGCGCCGAGTCAGATCCGCTACGACTTCTTCAACATCGCCGCCCAGTCCGGCATGATCGACCTGCCGACGTTCGGCGTCGAGCGGGGCGGCATCAACTTCCCCGTGTCGCCGAGCCTCGCGGACACGTTCTCCCCGGCCCTGCCGTGGTACACCGCGTTCAGCAACGCCACCGTCCCGTGGCTCTGGACTGAGGGCAGCGACATCCTCGCGGTGACCGGCTCGCCGACCAAGCCGTGCATTCGCGTGCCATGTTCGACCATGAGCGACGTGCGGCTGGAGTGCTACGGCATCTGCCTGACCGCCGGCAACCTGGCCGACAACGCGTGGCCGGAGTCGACCGCCAACTTCCTGCGGCTGCTCATGGCCGCCCACTACCACGCGGCCAACGCCCGCTACATCTCCGCAATCGCCGGCCTGGCCGTCGCCAACGCGGGCTGCACGGCGACCGGCTCTGGCGCGGCGGCTCCGCTGCTCAACATCGCCGAGTTGTCCGGCTGGGACTACCGGGCCAAGTACGGCATGGCCGCCACCGACGTCATCGAGTGGGTCCTGCCCGAGTGGGCCAAGGGCGTCGTCCGGGCCGACCTGGCCAAGCGGACCGGCGTCTCCGACTTCATGCGCATCCCGGACGACGAGATCGCGCGCTGGTTCGACGTGCGCAACATCCGCGTGCAGTTCGTCCAGGACTACCAGGTGCGCGCGGCCGGCCAGCCCGGTGCGATCACCACCGGCGGCATCACCCAGTACCCGAGCACGCTCAAGGGCCTGATGTACGCGGCCGGCACGGTCGCCCGGGGCAACGGCATGAGCCTGGACCTGGGCGTCGTGCGCGACTCCACGCTCAACGAGACGAACGACTTCACCGCGGCGTGGATGGAAGAGTGCCACCTGATCGCGAAGTTCGGTCACGAGGTGCGCGAGTACACCGTCAACATCTGCCCGGACGGCACCACCGGCGCGGCCGACCTGACCGCCTGCTGCTGAGCGTAGGGCGATTCGCCCTACGGACCCGATAGACGCATGAGGAAAGGGGCGTGACGACATGGCTGGACCGCGGCAACTCGTTGCGCCCCCCACCTACGTCGATCCACAGTTCGGGCTGCTGTCCGTCGTGCAGCCGCGCTACGACGTGGCCGACGTGCACTGGCGCAACGGCGTTACCTGGCAGGACCTGTGCGGCCAGGGCGGCGCCACCTACGACCCGTACTGCCTCGTCTCGGGCACCGGCAACACGCCCGCGGTCAAGGCGGCCAACGTCACCGTCAACACGTTCGCGGCGCTGCCGTTCACCGCGTTCGCTGAGGTCAACTGCTCGCCGGTGGGCTACAGCCAGGACGAGCAGCGGGCCCGGGCGGTCGACGCCCTGACGCGCACCGAGTCCTACCAGGTCGAGAAGGCTTTCTGGACGGGCACGGCCGGCGGCGACGCCAACCAGGTCTACCCGCACCTGGCCGCGGCCGAGGCTGTCTACGACTCCAACCATCTGCCCGTCGCGCAGCTGCAGTGCGCGGCCACCTCGGTCACCGGCTCGACCGTCCTGGACATCGTCGAAGGCCTCGCCCGGCTCGAAAGCGCGTGGGCGGCCTGTGGTCGGCCGACGCTCGGGCAGGGCACCATCCACGTGCCGGTGGCGTTGGGCTCGGCCCTGTTCTACGAGCACCTGGTCAAGGCCGATGGGGCGCAGCTCAAGACGGAGACCGGCAACCTGGTGGCGCTGGGCGGCGGCTACCAGGGCACCAGCCCCGCCGGCGTGGCCACCCCCAACGTGGCCTGGATCTACATGACCGGCCCCGTGTTCGCGTACCGCTCATCTCCCGAGACGTTCAACTTCAAAGAGATGTTCAACCGCGAAAACAACACCCTGCAGTCAATCGTCGAGCGAACCTACGTGCTCGGCTATAGCTGCTGCTGCCTGCTCGCCGTCGCGGTGTCTGTCGGCGGAGACGTCACCGGCCAGCCCCTCTCGGCGTTCTAGGAGTAGCCCATGAGTACCGCACTGGTCTGCGCCAGCCCGATCGAGGGTCTGGTCATGCGCATCATCAAGCTCAACGCCTGCGGGGTGCCGCTCACCGGCACGGGCTCGCCGACGCCGCAGTCCGGCTCGGGCATGCTGGTCATGGACGGCTTCACTGAGGTCACGCCCAGCCCGCAGTACGACACTGGCGACCGGGTCATCACGCGCAAGGCCAACGGGACGCTCTGCCAGAACTTCAAGATCCCGGACCAGTACACCAACGACGAAATCACCATGAACTTCTGCGTCTGGAATCCGGCGCTGATCCCTCTCACCATCGGGGGCCGGCTGCTGACCGCCACGCAGTCGCCGACGGGCACCGGCTTCGCCCGCGGTACCTGGTCGAACGTGACGGCGTCGCACTTCTCGCTGGAGATCTGGCAGGCCCCGCCGCAGGCGTGCGACTCGTCCGGAACGGTCTACTACCCGTACCACGCGTGGCCGCACATCGCCGACGGGAAGATCGGCGACTTCAACATCAACCTCGACGCCAACATCCTGCAGATCATGGGCAACACGTACGACGCCAGCCCGCTCTGGACGGCCGGCGCCACGTACCTCGGTGCCAACCAGGTGGTGCTGGGTGATCATCACCTGTACAACCTCGAGAACACGGCTCCGCCGCCGGCCAACTGCTTCCTGGCCGACTACCCGTGATCTAGAGTGACGCTGTAGCCCACTAAGCTGCAGCACGGATCTAGGTGGTGGCTCAGGCCGGCCGATACCCACGGGGGCGGCCGGCCTGATTTGTAGGGAGGGGAGCCCGATGACGACGCCAACGCCGACCATGGGTCCCTGCGAGTCGTGGGAGCCGATCTGGAACTGCGCCAGCCTGCAGGGCTCCGAAGCGGTCAGCGGGGCCGCGCTGGCGGCGGCCACGGAGATCCTGTACCAGCGCAGCGCCCAGCGGTTCGGCCTGTGCCAGTTCACTGTCCGGCCCTGCCGCGAAGACTGCCAGGACGACTCGTGGGGCGGCGGCTGGGGCCTCGGCGGTTGGTCCGGCGGCTGGTGGCAGGGCGGTTTCGGGCTCGGCGGTGGTGGCGGGCCGCGGCCGGCGCTCATCAACGGGGCCTGGTACAACCTGACCTGCGGCGGCTGCTCGGGTACTTGCTCGTGCACGGAGATGTCGATCGCGCTACTGCCGTCGCCGGTGGCCGACGTCGTGTCGGTGAAGATCAACGGACAGACCCTGCCCGTCACCGGCTACCGCGTCGACAACTACCGCGAGCTGGTGCGCCTGGGCGGCTTCACCTGGCCTATCTGTCAGGACATGACGCTTCCTGACACGGCCGACAACACGTGGTCGGTGACCGTATCGGTCGGCGAGGAAGTGCCGACCATCGGCAAGATGGCCGTCGGCGAACTCGCCATGGAGATCATGCGGTCATGCCTGGGGGAGGCCTGCGCCATCCCGCGCAACGCCACCAGCGTCACGCGCCAGGGCATCACCATCGACTTCCCGACCATCTACGACCTGCTCGACCGCAAGCTGCTGGGGCTCTACAACGCTGACCTGTTCATCTCGACGTACAACCCGCACGGACTGACCGCCCGGCCGCAGGTCTACGACGTCGACGGGTCAACCAACCGACGCACCACCTGGCCGTGATGCCGCGATGAGCACCGTATTCGCCGGCGCCATCCCGCCCAACGAGGGCAACTTCGGCGGCGTCACCGGCTTCGACTTCACCGTCAACACCACCGGCGACGTCGACGGCATCTGGTGGTACCAGCCCACCGGGTCGGCCGCCGCCGTCACGCCCGGGCTCTACGACACCCAGACCCAGGCCCTGCTCGCCACCGCGCCGGCCACCGCAGGCCTGCCCGCCGGTGCGTGGTCGCTCATCCCGCTGGCCGCCTCGGTCAGCCTCACGCCCGGCACGATCTACACCGCGGCCTGCTACCAG